CATTTAATATTGGGTCAGCCTTAATTATATAATCAAAATCTTTAATTGCATGTATAATAGTTGCGTGATCTCTTTTAGAAATCCTTCCTATTTCAAAATAGGTTAGAAGAAAGTTGTTTCTAAGAATGTAGAATAGTATTCTTCTTGCGTCCACATACTCTCGTCTTCTAGTGTTTTTAAATATATTTTCAATTTCCATTTCTTGTTCAATTAATACCTTAATTGACTCGGCTTCTACTTTATTTTTTAATTTGATTTCAGGTGATGATTCGAATTTCATTTTATATGAATGTTTAAATTAATATCGTTTAGGTATTGGTCTAGTGTTATTTCAAATATATCTAACAGTATAGATGGTGAGTTCTTATTTCTTTTGGAATAGGAAAGAGTAAAGAAAGTTGGTGTTCCATCTTTATCGTGTACTACTCCAGACTTTAACTTGTCTAAACCCTTTGTTGTAGGCAGACCTATTAAGGTATCTATTTGCGCTGCTATCTTATTCTTTACACTAGGGTTAAATGTGTGTATTTGATATAGGAAGTTTTCATCCAATTCAAACTCATCCTCTATATACTTCTGTTCTGACTCCATGCTTTTCTAATTCTTTTAGTCTATATTCTTGTAAGGCAGACACCCTGCCCTTTGGCTTTTTTATTTCAGAGAATAGGACACCACAGTTAGGTGGTATAGCTACAACATCAGGTATGCCATTCTTATTAGTCTTAATAAGCTTGATAACATAGTACCCTTCAGCCTCTAGCTGTTTAATCCTTTTCGCTTGTATCTGTTGTTCCGTCATTGTCCCAAAGATTATTCTCGGTTAAATATTTTGGATTCATCATTGGAATCCACATACTTTGTGGTTTTCCAAATACCCAAATAGTTTTTCTTGTTTCTCCTAAAGTTTCTTTTGTCATATTAAAATTTATGTAGCTTATGTCTGCTTAAAAAATATCCAGAGCCATGCCCTAAGCTTTTTATATTTTCTTTTCTTATTAATTCATCTTTAGTAGCCCAACCTACAAAATCCACTATGTTTTTGTTTACGTAAGCTAAAACATAAACGTCTACATCTTGATTTACTTTTAAAGTAGAAAGTAAGTTACCAGTTTTATAGTTAGTAGATTTTATGTCGTATCTATTATTTTCTTTTGTTACTCCATCAGCACTACCACTTCTTGGTGACAATCCAAAATCTGGAAATAAATTATTTTTTTTAGCAAAAGCATATTCTGCTTTAAATCCTTGAATATCTGCTTCTACTCCGTTTTGGTCTCCTATTTTGGCATCAAAAACATTATTACTTCTAGCTATACTAGATCTAAGCTTCCCAATATATTCGCATAGCTCTATCTCTAATTCGTCTAATTTAACTATCATCTCTCCAGTCTTCAGGCCATATTCTTCTACCTATTGCTTTTCCTACTACCATTACTATCCAGGCTATAGTTAGCCAACCTATTGCTTCTACCATTATATTTAATTTAAAGTTAATGTTCTGATTCAGGTTGACCACAGTTTACACACCATCTTGACTCACCAAAGTTGTCATAAGTATAAAAAACTTTACACTTACCTAGATACACACCATGAGATAACCTTTTTATTTTTTTAGTTAAAACTAATTTCTTTAATATATCAGCTAAAGTTCGTTCTTTTATAAACATGGATTTAGATTTCTCTAAAATCTCTTTTCTCTCAAGAGGCCTTCCTTCTTCATGTATCCATTTTACCAACTGTTTTACTTTTACATCATTGTATGAGTTTTCATACGACCAATTGTCGCATACATAAGTTAGTTTATTATAATTTTTTCTTTCGTTCATTGTATTTAATTTAAAGTTAATAAATCTCTTTTGAAATGTTTTAACGTATAATCTTTTTTCTTGCTTACTGTTCTATATATTTGTTTCTCTATTCCTCCCTTAGTGAATATCCAAAAGACTTCGTTCTCAGGTCTATCCTTCGTAGTCATTCTATCACGACTCTGCCAATAACTAGTAGCACTAAAGTCTATGTTATAATAGACTAGGTACTCTGCTTGTCTTAAACTAATGCCTTCTCTACCGCTAACAATCTGCAATGCAATAGATTTGTTTGTACTTTCAAACGTCTCTAAGTCTGTGCATAATTGATCTCCATACACTTCTTTAAGGCAATTCAATTCTTCTTTAAATTTATAAAATATTCCTATCTTATTAGCACAAAAGTTGTTGTAAATAAACTCCCCTTTGAAATTATTTAAGACCATAGAGTTGCCACTTTCAAACTTAACAGTTCCGCTATACATCTGATGAAGCTTCTGCATTAGTTTAACGCCTGTATCAGCCAATATAACATCATCCTTACCTTGCACAACTAAATCTTTTTTAAGTAGCTTACAGAGGCTGTGAATAGATTCTGGAGCATCAACTGTAAGTATGGTTTCTTTTATAGAAGAATTAAACCCTGCTTCTTTTTGAGTGTATGAAATCATATACTGATTCATTTTATCAAGTATAGTTTGTTTTCCATCTGAGTAATCATTAACCATAAAAGAACCTATACGTTTTGTCTTAGCGACAACATGTTCTCTAGCAAACTTATAGAAGTTTGTATGTTCTCTGAAAGGATTACCTGCTATACTATATACCTGATGATACATTTGACTAAATGACTCTGGAGTAGGTGTACCTGATAGCAGTATTACGTATGGGTTGTTTTTAATTACAAACTCTTTAACCTGCTTTGCTCTTTTACTTGGCTTTGGAAAAGCCCCCATACTATGAGCCTCATCACACACAATCGCATCCCAACCTTTAAGATCAACCTTATGCAAGGATTCGTAGTTTATAACGAATATCTCATAGTCTGGACTCAGTAGCTTATAATCAGATTCAATACTGCTTATTGCCTTCTTCTTTGTAATGAATAATACTCTGTTCACACTCATAATCTTATTTAAGATTCCTAGTGATGTAAGCGTCTTACCTGTTCTTACTTCCATAGACAAGTATACAAAACTGTAATCAAGCAAACACTTAACCCCTTTGGTTATAATATCCTTCTGATAGTCTCTAAATTTTATCATAGTTTATTTTAGTTAACGTTATACGGAGTTGGTAGTAATTTAATAACCTCTAAGTGCTATAAAAGTACTCCAATGACTTTGTCCTAAATATGGCTGCCTCATCATTAATTCATAAGTCATATCCTCCATAAATTCAGTCCCTGTTCTGAAAAAGACATTTTTTATTTTTGTCGGCAATTTAGCGTATTCGCTCCATTTATCTATTGGCGTTTTTTTGGTTATTAAACTACTACCAACATCGCATAAAAATAATTGTTTATGGTAGGCTTCTACTGTGTCTAATGCTTTATTATATTCTTCTCTACTTATCATTTGTTTTATTTTTTATTTAATTCACAACTATTCTTATCTGTATTACGTTAGGGTGCATTAGGAAATATCAACAGTCCATAATATTTTCATATCTACTATATTAATCCATTTTTTAGTTATAACCCCTTCACAATCTGAATGAGGGTAAAAATCTTTCAGAATTTCTAATTCCTCTTTTGTTAATTCACAATATACAGTATCGCCAATTGAAAATTTATAATCAACTTCCTTGTATAAAATAGGATCTGAACCCTGGTAACTAAAAACTATAATTTCTTTCATATCTTATGTATTTCTTCTTCAACCAAATGATAGTATTCTATTGCTTGGTTGTTAGATGGTTTTATTATTTCGTTTTCAAGTATAAGTCTTACGTGTAGTTTAGCACATTGCTTTGATATCTTACTACTAACCGTATTGTGAAAGTCTTGACCATCTACATTGTAAAACTTCTTATATATCTCGTATGCTTTTTCTTTTGGTGTTTGCATGAACAACCATTCTTTTTTCTTCATAGCTTTTTTTGGTATGTTTCTTTTAAATACTTGTAGACACCTGGTAAAACCTTATTAGCTTTCTCTTGATTCTTATAATCTATTTTACCAAGCTTCTCTACACTATACAAATTCATCTGAGTTTTCTTACAAAAGAAAATATCCTTACCATTAGATGATATACCTCCTTTTCTTATAGCAACTTTAAAATAACCGCTATGGTCCATCTTCTTTATATAAACCTGAAAGTCATTGTCGATACACCATTGTAGATCAGAATTCAAACTCATCTTCTTTTTGTTTTGGGTTAGTTTTCTTTGTTGAGTAAATAATAAACTTACCGTTTAAGTCTCTGTCTAGAACTACATTAACTACATCTTTCCTAAACTCTCCATAGTCTTTTAGCCATTTATTAAAAGCAATGTTAGAAATACTTCTTTTAGCCCTTGGCGCATAATCCTGATTCTCACTTATAAATTCTGTAAACAAATCTTTAGTGTATATCTTTTCATTCATTCTAAGTAACTCATTTGGATTGCTTCCTAGTATCAATCCACAGAACTCAATGAACTCATGTGAGGTAGCAGCAGATAGTTTTCTAATAGATAGGTTCTTGAATTCAGATTTAACTAATCCATGATTAAGATAGTACATAAGGTTCTCTATCATATAGTTATCAAATGCACACCACTCATCTTCATTCCAGTCAGAAAATAAAAGCTTTTGAAATTCTACCAATGGAGTAAATTCTTTTGTATAGAATTGCTTAAACTCTAACTCCCACTTTCTTCTCTCAAATGAATTACCCTTACCCTTAATCGCATAGTTAGTTGTTATAGCAACCTTTGGTGACTTATGGAATGGTATCTTGATTGCATCCTTGTTCTTCTTCTCTAGTGTTAACCCCTCGGTAACAACACTAAACAATCTTTCAAAGTCAAAATGTTTCTTGACATCATCAAAACAAAGTATCTGAGTATCTGCACTAACCAACTGGTAGGCAAAACTCTTCTCAAAATTAAAACCTTTACCATCAATAACTACCAACTTCTTCATCTTGGATATGGCATTGATAAATAAACCCTTACCTGTACCACCCTCTGGATTGTCTGATATAATCTCATCATTCAATATAACAGCAGGGCAGTAAGATAGATTCTTATAAGCATGAAGCATATAGCCTATCGTACTCTCCATTGACTTAATAGTTTTCTTATCAGATCCTGCTACGTTTGATACGAATGTTTTGTAATCACATTCGTGTGACTCACACAACTCAAAGTCTCTATCTATAACCTGGTCCTTCCAAACATATCCACCCAAGTCTAGGTAGTCTATCGTGGTCTTGCTATTCTTCGTGACCTTTACAGCGCAGTTATTATAATACAGGTATGCTGTATTCTTATCGTCTTCAATAAAGTAAACATTAACAGTTCCTAACAGGGACAAGAACTCTTCCTTAAAGTACCTTGTCTTATCTGCAAAGTAATTATAGATAGACATATCATCAAGTTTTTCCAAATGCCCTAACACAAAGTCCTTGATTTCTTCCTCAGTAGTATGGTCTATTTTGTAGTTGGTTACTTTAACAAATATAAAACTCTTAGTACCTTCAGGAGAATACTTCCAGAATCCATTGTCCTCAAGAAACTGCCTAAACAAATAATGTATTAGTGTTATAACACCCTTATCGCTCTTGGTCCAAAACCTTTTGTCATTATCTTCTTCTTCTATTGATCTTATAGTAGAAACCGCTATAGCATCTTCAATACCTGACTCAACTAATTGAAGACGAATTTCTTTTTTTGATACTCCTCGTTTTAATTTAACCCTAACCTGATTAACCTTATCCTCATCCTCATAATACTTAGAGCCATGGTTTTGAGTTTGTGAGTATGCAGAGTTTATAGTGGTCTGTATTTCATTCATTGTAAAATCACTACTCTGAAACTGAGACATGATATATTCTGTTAGTGACTTAGTAACTCCGTAGTCATTAAAGGCCGCAGCCAATATGTATACGTTATTGTTTCTCTCGCCATCAACTATACCATACTTCTTAGTCCACCACTTCATAAGTATATCCACTATCTTTTTCTCATTAGTGACAGGTATCGTAGGCCTAGATGAATACTTATCTACAACCTTGTACTCCTGCTCCTCTATCTTAGTCCAGGTGTTTGAGTTTTCGTTTACATGAACTAATGGGTCATACGACTCATAGCAAACTCTTGATATATTCTTACTAGTCTTATCAAAGTAATCAGAATTAAAATATCTTTCTAGTGATATGAAATAGTTCTTATGGTTCTCTGGTTCTTTAGGTATCTTAACAATAGCTTTTAGACCATTACCGCTAGGCGATACAAATACAGAGTAAACGTATCTATCTTTTGATAGCCTTTCTTTTTCAGATGTCATATCTTTCTTGGTTTTATAACCATCGAAATCCAAACATATAAAACCACTATGCTCAATCAAGCTATCATCACTTCTCTTATTGAATGTTCCTGAAAAACATATAGCAGGTAAACTCTTTTTAAGTTCTTGCCTAACCTCTTTGTTCTTCTCTGATCTAATCTGTTTAATCAAATCTTTTGACTTACCTTCCTTTATTCTTTCAAGGATAGAGTTCAAGTCTCTGAAGAAGGGAGTGGAGGTGTCCCTTATATTTCTAAATATAGTAACATTGTTATGTTGCATATGCTGACTTTTTTTCTATATACTCTTTATATAGTTTTATTAATATTATTTTTTTTAATTTGTATATCTAAGGGAAAAACTAAGCATTCTTAACATAGATAAAAGAAAAGAAAAGGGGCAAATAGCCCCTAATCTATTCTATTAGAGTGTATTAGAATGGTAATCCATCATCTTCTTCCTCTTCCTTTACAGGAGCAGGAGCAGGAGCCTTATCCTGACTTTTCTTAGGAACAAACTGGTCAAGCTCAATATAAGCTGTACCTCCCTTGCTGTTAAGAACATTTAGGTTAACCCATCCATTCTTATCATGGGCTTTTAAAAACTCAATAGCGCTCTCAACTTTTACGCTGATGTTACCTATTACGAAATCGGGTGCGTTCTCTCTTCTCTTGAAGATGAAACCGTCTGCAAAAATTTTGTCTTGTGACATATTTAATGGTATTTATTTGGTAGCTTAGTTGGAGAAGCTACTCTGACTCCTTTATTATTATGAGTGTGAAAAGAATTAAAACTGTTCGTACTCAACAAACTGTGTGAGGTCTTTCTCTGCATCTTCAGCAAAGAACTTCTTATACATCTCTACAGCTCTTATAACCTTGTCTCTACCTCTTAGTAAGGTTTCTTCACTTGGCTTTGCTATCTTAAGCATTAAGGTCTTCTTATCCACTATATAGAACTCAACAGGCTTACCAAATAGTTGTTGGTATATGTATGCCTGACTATCATAGTTGTAGTCATTAGCACTCCACTTAAACTTGTTGATGTCTCCAGAGGTCTTGATGTCAATCACCTTGTCCTTTGTTACAATATCAGCCTTACCCTTCCAGGTCAAACCAAACAACTCAGTAACAGCAGGCTGCTCATATATGTTAGTTGACTCATAGATATCTGTATGCATTACAAAGTTAGACTTCATTGAGTCTACCCAAGTATTAATAGTGTCCACCTCTTTACTTAACAACACATCGTATGGATGCAAATCGTTAGCTGTAATGTACTCTTTAAATACTTTGGTTGATCTTGTTGAAGCCTCTACTATTTTGTAGTTAGAAAGCTTCTCAGGCTCTAACATTGCCGTGTGAAAGTAACCCCCCATTATTAATGGAAGGCTTTTATCGTTCTTTCTAAATTGTCTAGGGTTTTTTAGTAGGTTATATATATCTGAGTTAGATAGATATTGTTTACCAAAGTCTCCGTAGTATTTAGAATCGTCTCTTAACTGTTCTATTATATTACTTGACATAGGCTGATAATTCTTTTTTGATTGCTGTAGGTATAATGTATTTAGTTTCTAGTGTCTTAACTATTGAAGACAACGACTTAGTGTTGTTTGCCTTAACATAGTTTACTACATCATTCCACTTATCACTGGTCTTCTTAAGTGTAGGCTTAGACTCTTGCTTAACAGCAGGTGCTGCCTCACTAATGTCTACTAAATCTTCGCCTGCCCATAAAGATAATCCCAATCCATGCATAGCAATAGCCTTAACCGTACTACGTTGTATGGTCTTGTTTACTGCAAATGATGTGATCTTATCCACACTAAGTGATTGGTTGTTGTGTCCCATTATAGGTAGGTAGTCGATATGCTCTACACCTTCTATTGTTACACCAACCTTTACATAACCTGTATTGCCATCTGTAAAGAAGTTCAACTCAGTTGCCTCTGACTCATATACCTTTCGGTTTGCATCAGGGTATTGGTCTTTTACCATAGCCCAGGCATATGCCCAAGATAAGTAATCAAACCTTCCTTTCTTTTCTAATCTATCCTTAACATTAAGTGCTGCTAATGTTTTGAATGTTGTCTTTTTTCCCGTTGTTGTTTTTGTTGCCATTTTGTTTTAAATTATATTAGTTCTAGTTTTAACATGTCCTCTGTAGATAGCCCACACTTTACAGCTACCTTCTTATTGTGCTTCTTAATAGCACCACTAAGTGTAAATAGCCTATACAATGTCCATAGACCACAGCCACCTAATGTTAGGTAATAGAATATTTGTTTACCCATCTTGTTCATACTTCCATAAGACCATCCTAATAATAGGAATAAAATCCATATGTTACCCTTGTCTACTGCTTGTGCGTTATACGCGTCATAATTTGTCATAATCGTTTGGTTTTAGAAATTTTACTGTACTTATTTATTAATTCACTTCTTTTAATCTTCATAGACTTGTAATGTTTTTTATTGTTCCTGCTGTTGATCTCTTTCTTTATGCTTTTATTTAAAGCTTCTATCCTATCTAAGTAGGATTTCTTTAAGACATCTACAACCCCTGGCCTAAATCCATTGTTTAGAAATGAGTCGTATAGATATTCCTCTATCTCTTCATACTCTAATCCAAAGGTTCTAGTGTTGAGTATTTTTATTTCATCACGTACCTTAACAACTTTAATACCTTTATAAATGTATGCTTGTTTGTTTCCATAAGACATGTCTACAGAGACATTATCTTCAATGGCCTGTTGCCATATATCTAAAAGGGTATACTTTTTAGTCATTAAATTTTTCTATGCATTTTTCAATTAAGTCCCACACATCTTTGTCTGTAGACTTGTTTATCTTTTCAATACCATAGTCAATGTTCTGTCTAGTAACATCAAAGCCATTGCTTTTCATTAGGTTTCTAATGTCTACTATCTTCATTGGTCTCTTGGTACATATGTAGTACAGTATGTACCTTGGAATAGAGAATCTTATCTCTCTGGTATTGGAAAATAATTCCTCTCTTGTAATGCCACACTCCTCACATACGAAGTTGGCATACAGATTAAATATTCTGTTCTTCATTTTTTTCAGTATTAGTATCGTTAGAAATAAAGCCCCAAGAAAATGGTGCTTGAATAATGGGGAGTGAGTTCAACTCTCCCTCTCTTTGTTTAATGAACTCTTCACTTGATCTTCCCATCAGTATAGAATTTAATTATTATTTTTTACAAATATACATTTTATTTTATAAATAAGAACTATTTATTTGCTTTTATTAATGAAAGATTAATCCTACTTTTTTATTATCACTGAACCATTTGGTAGCCATCAAGTCAATGCTGCTAGAATCAATATAGCCAGCGGAATTAAGAACATCAATATTGTTAAAAATCTTTGTGTGCCTGTGTAGTTCTTCATCTATTAAATGTTTTTGTTTACCTGAATCACTGAATATGATGTCGTAGTTATCAGGTAGGTTAGTTTTTAAAATCATATCTATCATGTTAGTGTAGCTGTAGAATCTTACATCTGGATTCTGATTAGCTATTGTAATCCACTTAGCTAGGTAACTCCTTGAGTAGTAGTCACCACTATCGTGTACCCTTACATAATCAGGACGTTTCTTTTTTATCTCTGCATTCATAGCATCAATAAACTCTACAGTCTTACTAAGTTGGTATCTCTTTTCAAAGGCGGGCTTTACATTACTCCATACATAAGCACCCTTCTTTGCGTAACAGAACTTAACACACTCGTCAGCCATAGGGCAGGTAAGCTTACCACTTGCCGACTTGTATGCAGGTATTCCAAAGTTAAAGACTCTTAAATTAAGAGCCTTACTTGTTTTCTTTAACTTACTGTTTTGTGTTAGTAGATTCATATCTTTATGTTTTTAAGTATATACTCGATTACTTTGACTGTCCAACCATTACCAATCATCTTATACCTTTGTGCATTAGACACACCCTCAGTATAATTATCTGGCACTGTTTGCAGTCTCTCACACTCTATTGGTGTGAGCTTCCTCCAATTATATTTCTCATTTATAATTCCCTGACTCGTCTCTGCTGATTGAAGACAGTGGGCTTTATCTTTTAACAACCTACCTCTTCTAGTAGTGCTAGTAGGATACTGTATGTCAATCCCCTCACCAATACCTGCTGCAACATAACCTTTCTTAGTGGCTTCGGGAAAACAAACCTTATCTTCTATCCTTATCATAGTGCGTTGGCTTCTCTCTATACTATTCCACCAAGTAGCACCTGCATACCTAGCTGTTAAGCAATAGGCTTTACCCTTATTAGTTACCATCCTCTCATCAACCTTAGAGCCTTTAAGCTCTCCTTCTGTTTGAATGATATCTTTTAGTTTTATGCGTTGGTCAACAGGATCAAGAAGATAAGGTATATTAGTCCAATAGTATCTCTTTCTAGTTTGTGCAGATAATACTGCTGAGTCTATGTAAATAGGTTGCACACCTAAGTAATTAGATATTATATCTCTGCTGTCGCTGTTCATCTTGACATTCTCCAATAAGAAATACTTTGGCTTGCATTCTTTTATGAGTCTAACAAACTCAAAGAACAGCTTACTTCTAGGGTCTTCAAAGTCAAGTCCCTTGCCTGCCCTACTAAACCCCTGGCATGGACTGCCACCCATAATAAGGTCAATACGTTTTGAGTTAGGAATGTCAACTATATACTTTGATTCCTTTTCTCTTACCAAACAGCCTCTATAATCAGAGTAACTTAGCTTGGTAACGTCTCCAACATGAACCATGTTAGGGTAGTTCTTCTTAGCTATTTGTATAGCATACTTGTCAATCTCAGAGGCAAAGTAGTTGTCTACTTTAATGCCTAGATTGTTGAGGGCTATCTGTCCACAGGACATGCCATCGAATAATGATAGTACATTCATTGTATCTTATTGTTTTGAGCGTTAATAATCTCACCATATGGCGCTTCTTTCTTCCACCTCCTAGCCTCCTGTAAGTCAAATGTATACCTAGTCCTAACCAGGATACTATCTTTAGAGTTAGAGAGTTTTACTTTAAACAGTTGGTCTTTTACCATTATTATTAATTTTAAGTTACCTCCTTGGAGGGGCGTCTTTCCGTCCTGTCAGTCTTGTTGTAATTTATGAGGTAATGAAGGACTAATCAAGCCCACACGCCTTCTCAATTTAACTGATTAAGCATTACAACGGCCTACATTAGCGACAACTAAGGATTGTATTTATGGCGTGTCTAATTTTTTACACACTTATGGGTGTGAACAATATATTATAATTCTTTTATAGCTTCTTCTAGCGTGTCTCCAAGATATTCATCTAGGCTACCCCATCCATAGTACCCCTTTTTGTAATTACCTATACTATTCTGGTAATCATTTTCAAGGAAGTATATATCATCGTGATCTGTGGAATCCCAATCAGGTAAGTCCCATTCAAACCCACTAGTTTCTTCTCCGTTTTCAAACTCAAACTCTGCACCCCAACCTTGTTCCTCTTCATAATAATAACTGAAAGTTGGTATGTCTTTAACTAAAAACTCTAAGATGATGCTACTATCAATAGGCCCCCATGCTGAGGTAAATCTGTATGTCCCATCATCGTACTCATTGTCATAACACCCCCACTTTGTCCCCCAATTTACATAAGCCCAGTCATACCAATTATCTGCATCATATTTATCAAGCAACATCTTTTGCCTGTCTATGGTCAATGGATAGTGCTTGAACTTATCTGTCTTGTTCTTCTCCATCTGCTTGTCATACTCTGATTGGGTTACAATCCTAGCAGGACTTGATGTGTTGATTAGCTCATCAGGCATGGGCTTGTAGTATCTACATAGCCCCACCTTAGCTATCTCTTCTAACTTCTTACTATACTTCTCTGACACAGTTATCTGTGCGTAAACGTGATTTGGCATTTGATTTAGATTTAAATTAATTAATTGATTAACATGCAGCCCACCCAATAAATACATAGTGTGTGTCTGTCTCATAATACTTGCACTCTCTCTTGTCTATATTATCCAATGCCTCCTCATAGGAATCGTCATCTTTAGGCTCGGATATCTTACCCTCCAATGAACACGTGGCAATTGTACCGCTGTACATATCGTGTCCGTACTCATACTGTGCCTCTTCTCTCAAAGATTGGTAGGCTTCTCTTGCTGATTTGTAATGTTTCTTACTTGCATCGTAATGTATACTTGTTGCTCCCATAGTTATTGGTATCTAATTAATATTGATTTTATTTCATGTTCGTTATACTTTATTTCATCGGCTAAAGATAGAAATTGTTCTAATGCTTCTAACTCATATTCGTTTAATTCATCGGTGTCGCCTGACTCTATAGCGTCTATGCAGTCTCGCATATCACGCACAGTATTTTCAAATCGACAGTAGCTCATGTTTCCCATAGTTATAGTTTATTAAGTGATTCTTTAATCATTTTTAGATACATCTCTTGCATCTTCTTTTGTTCCTTACATACTTGCTCAATGATAAACGGAAGGTCTTTGTATAACTCTTCCACGTTTATTACAAGGACCTGCTCGTTACCCACATCTCCATGATGTATTACTAGCTCCCCATCTGAACAGTGTAAGCTGTTTGTTTCTCCTACGTAAACTGATTTGTTTTTTTCCATAACTCTATTTATTTGATTGATTAATTGATTTTAATTGTGCTTTGCTTAATGGCCTACTTCTTATTTTCATTATATCCGCGCCTCCTTTAAGCTTATGTTTTGTATAGTAGCCATTTTCACTAATAAATTTAAAGTACATTTCTCTATCTGTTCCAGGCTTTTCAATCCTGTAATCTTTAGTTATTTTTAACTCAATGAGTATGTCTTCTGTATAGTTTATAGTTGTTAGTTTATAATATGGAGAAATTAATTCTTTTTGTCTTCTTAAGTCAAGTAGCTCTTGAACAGTATAATCTTTCCATTTTCCAAATCTTAATTTTGTTTTCCTAGTTAATATTCTTAGTGTTGGTATCATAGTTTTAGTATTTATATTTAATATCACTTACTTCTCTTACTATTATCTCATAAGAATGGTCGCAATACATTATTGCCCATTGCTTTGCTTCGTCAAGGGTTCTCGCTAGTATGAATGTTACTTCATCTGCATTGTATATCATGAACTTACTCATATCGTATAGATTGTGTGGTCTTCTTTACCTCCTCCAATAAACCCAGCGCCTCCATCATTACCCTCATCATCTGATTGTAATACGAGGTATGTTCCATCTGTGAATATTATACATAGTGGCCTCTTGTACCAACCGAAGTCGTCTGCCTCTTCTTTAGTCATGTACCTACATGAATCTACCTTCTTTCCTTTTAAGATTTTCTCAAATCTGTACCCGTGTTTTTGATCTTCTGATTTCATAGTTAAAATTTAATTTTAGTTAGAAAATATTCATATACTTCAGGTATATGTTTTTTATAGTAAGGTTGCTCTGATGCAACCCACTCTTTTAATGCTGACTCAGAAAGCCAAGGGTGTTGTATAACCCTTAGCTTCATGTTAAACGTAGGTTCTATCTCATCGATAAAATCTCCTACAGTCCAGCCTTCCCAAATGTGTTTATCTCTACTCATAGTTTTTGTTATTATGGGTGTGAACAATCTGATTTAAGTTCTTCACAACGTTTTAATATTTCTTTACTTGTATATGTAATAGATTCGTCATCGATATCTTTTATATCAGTTAGATACCCCTGATCTATATCGTCTTGTATCTCACATCTATCCTTATACTCCCAAAGGTATTCGTGTATCATGCCATCACAATGGTCACCACCCTTGAACATCCTGGCATGCGTGTACCCTCCCCTAGCATCTGCACCATTATGTATCTGTATGATATGGTAATACTCCCCATCAATAATAAGGTTACTACCCTGCAATATCTGCGATAGGTCAGAGTCTCCGTTGTACGTGTTCCATGTACTCTCTATCTCTATATCATGTAACTCGTCTAGCATTTCATATGCCTCTGTAGATACACCGTATAGATTACACACCGCATCCCAATTGTCATTCTCATCTTGTAGTCTGTTAAACTCCTCACAGATATCATCTATCTCTAGGTTGTTAGTTAGGAAGTGAAACACAGATACAGTCCTCTCTATATCTCCATACCTATAGTCAAATACATAAGACTCCTCATCTTCATCCTCAAAGTCCTGCATTGTTTTACGTTGGTTTCTCTGCCACATTCTCCCATCAGTACCACCACTATCTAAGAAGTGTTTACCCGTGTTCTCTGTTAGCATCTTGTACACTAATTGTTTTGTTTCCATAGTTTAATTATATTAGTTAGTTAATAAATTCTTCTTCGTCTTCATCATAGAAGTCAGAGTGATCTTTACATGCACCACATATATCATCACTTAAATAGCTCGCTTCAGCGTCACAACAAGTACTTAACATATTAGCTCTGATTCATCGTTAACAAAATTGTCTAGTATGTACGCACACGGGTCGTCCATGTAGTAGTAGCATTCATCCATTCGTATGTCTAACTCAATGGCTTCTTCATCAGTAAACAATCTCTTGCCGTACCTCATGTCCACCACTTCTTTAGCATATGTTTCGGGATGATATAACAAATCATCCGCTGCTAGTTGGTCAATGAATAACTCAGCATCCTTAGTGCTAGTCACTTCTTTCTTAAAGTATTCTCTCATAACTCTATTGTATTAATTAATAAATTAAATTAAACCTACTCTTTAGGGTTTCGGCTATCCCTCTATATTATTAATTACTTCTTACTTTTTCTATTACGGCAGTTCCACTATTAATGGTCTTTAGGATGCCATCCCAATTGCCTTCTTCAGCCATCCAACATAGGTCGTCAGCACTAGCCTTAAAGCCACCTCCAGTTGCACCACAACCGAACTGATAGTTGCTCATTGCGTTGCCCATTCCACTCGGAAGAACTGACCATACCTTCCAAAAATCTTCTGTCTTTATAAACTTGATTTCTGAACGATTGTCGCACATACACTCAACCATTTTTAGTGTTACTCTCTTTGGATTTTTTACCACCTCTAGCGTTGGTGGATTGTGTCTTAATTCTCTGTAATAATTTTTCATAATTCTAATTGTATTAGTTAATAAATTCTTTTTTGTAGTACTCCCATGCCTGCTCTTTTGTGTACAACCTATTGCGATATAGTGCGTCTTGTGATGCGTAATACTTGCCTGAGCTATCTCTAACTCGACAAACATTGTCGCTTACAAGCCAGTCTTCAAACTCTTTTGTCATGCCTGCTCTCTTTTAAGTGTTATTATTAATGCGAATATATTTGCTAGGCATAGTGCCTGGACATATATTATCTGCTCTATCGTAAATCTAGGTGTACCCTCCCATATTAAGAAGCACCATATACTTAATAGTATTACTAGTGTTGCGTACAATACGTTTGTTGTTTTCATCTGTTTAATGTTTAATTGCCCACGATGCACCTGCACCTAAACTAGTTAGTGTTTCCTTTACTCTATTCCACCATGAGTTTTGTATCTCTAGGTCTCTGTACTCTTGTTCTGTGTACACACTTATGTGTCCATCTCTATCTACTATATGTAGTCCGTTTACAATTCTATGTTCCATATCTCTATGTTTAAAATGTTTGATAATGATTTTACTTTTGCTATTACTATTTCTAATTCTTTCATATCTATGGGTGTGAACAATTTAATAAATCTATCTCTCTCTTGATGCCTTGGCTTACTTTCTTGAACTTGTATATCTGTTTAGCCTCGGTCCAGGAGCAATCATTTTCTTTCATGATGTCTTGCACGACCTCTGCATACATACTCTTTGATCTTTCAAACTTGTTCTTCTGTTGTTCAATTAACGCATTGAGTTCTCCCACTTGTATGCGTACTATTCTTTTTCGTTTTCCCATTTGTTTAATTGTTTTTAATTAATATTTGTTTTAAATAGATACGGCACAAAGATCACTCCTCATGCCGTTAGTTTTACTTTTATGTATTCTATCCACCACTCTTGTGGTTTCGCTCTCGTCTTTTCTATCGTTATATATTTTCTTTTCAGTATACTATTGGTTTCCCGCGCGGAGTTGCAAAATATATAAATCTCCCTCTCGCCAGGCCTTACCCATAGTATGTGTAGCTTGTACCTTGATACCCAATCTCTACACTAATAAACCCACTTGTCAAGGGACACACGTGTTGCTGGCACGTACCTCGTCTATTGATTTTTTATTTATAGTGGTTTCATTTTGAATTATAGATGCTCTTAAGTCTTGCTGTTTGTTTGTTCGTTCTCTGCTAATGTGGTAGCGTATTTACTTACCTAGTGGAACGGCATGAAATACCAAAGATGGTAGTACGTAGTCATACACTTTCAGCCCCTGTAGAGGTTACTATTAATTCAATATTTCAATGAGCGTTTCCTTGCACTTTTATACGTAGCGATTGTCTTGCTTACCTATAAAAATATGTGTTAATGTGGCATAAAGCTCACAACAAAGAGTAATTTTAGTTATATAAGGGGCGTCGAAGCCCCCTATATTGGTGGTGTATTATTATTTTTTTGCAAGACGTCCGACTGTAAGAACAACAAGCCAAAATGAAAATAAAGATTTTTTATCTCCCTTAATAAATTTTGCTCCCTTGCTTTTGTCGGGGTTTGCGTTTTTGAATAACTCGCGCTCAGTTGCATTGTCTACAATCGTTTTAATATTTGCCACTTGACCAAATTGTATCTTTGTATTATTGCGTTTGTTTGTTGCATCGATTAATTTTTGCAAATCTTGTTTGCCGTCCCCTTTGCAATATCTCACTAATGCACTCATGGAGCGTGTATTGTTTTTCCAATTATCGTTGGCAGATTGTTTTAATAGTGTAGCCTCACTTTTTACCGCTTTTTTCTTTGGTGTTACTCTTTCAGTAGCTTTTTTTGTAGCTACTTTGTTAACTGTTGAAACTGTTTTTTGTACTGAATTCGTTTTTAATGTAGTCATGATAAATAAATTTGTGCCTATATATAAGGCGGTTAATGTTGTACACTATTGCACAACTGAGGTGTAAAAGTAAAAAGGATTATTGGATATAAAAAACAAAATGCAAGTTATTTTTAAAATAAAATGAAAATAATTTATAAGTTACTGAATATCAATAGTTTAAAAGCAAAGTTTTTTTTGCGTTAAAATTGGATCACATTTGTTTTTTACTTGTTTTTAGGGTTATTTGTTTAAAGTTATAAGTATTAAAAATGTTAATTATAAGGATTTTTTAAGGCTTGTTTTATCTCTTCGCTCATGACAAGAGACAAAGAAAATAAAAAGGTAATTTACCAGGCCATTGGATTTTAAGCGACAACAAACGACTACAAACGTTTACAAACGGGTACATGTAGCCCCTACAAAAAGCTAAAAAAATTCAACAAAAACGCAAAAATATTGTACCCCCCTAGCGATTTTTAAAACGACTTCAGATTGGAGTCAGCGCGCGTATATTATATTATTACCCGAACCCTCTAAGTATCTGATGATTTTTTTTTCGTATCTTCGTAATCTAAATTTAAAGTTATGGATAGTAAAGGGTCAATAATGCAAGAGCATTTGAATAGTAGAAAAAGGGGCGAGATGCTTTCTAGGGGAAACTATTATGAGACAGGTATTTCTAAATTTGCGAGAATGCGTAAGGATAATAATCAGAGAAGTGTTGTTCAAGACATTGCTGATGGAATTGAATTAGCAGAAAGTAGAGAAGAAATAAGAAAATTTTTCAAGCGTTAACTTTCTTCCCAGAGTTAATTTTGTTTTCCAAGAGGTAGGTACTTTATGTATTTACCTCTTTTTTTATGCTGACTTTTGAAATCTATGCTTAGTTTATGCTTAGTTTATGCTTACTTTTCCTTTCTTAAGTACTATGAATAAAGAATATGTTATAAATGCTTTCTTTTTTCCTTTTTTACAGGGGAATAAAAAATATATATATATAAAAACTATATAGAGAGTATAGAGACGAAAAGTGAGCATAGTCGTCATGCTTTATGGTTCTATAAAAAAGCTTATATTTGTAGAATAATTTAATTAAATACTATAATATGAATCCAAAGGAATTACATTTTGACAAGCAGGGGAGAGAAAAATTATTAGAGGGCATTACTAAGATGTCCAAGACTGTAAAAAGCACATTAGGGCCATTAGGTAATACTGTGATGATGGAGTCTATGAATCACACTAGGGGAATGATTATCACCAAGGATGGTGTAACTGTTGCCAAGGAGATAGAGTTCGAAGATCCTGTAGAGAATTTAGCGGTAAAGATGATGAAGGAGGCTTCTGATAGGACTGCTACTTCAGCTGGTGATGGAACGACAACAGCGATAGTTTTAACTGAGGCTATTATAAGGGAGGGTATGCGACTGATAGATCGTGAGCCGAATATAAATACGAGTCAACTTGCTCGTGACATCAGTAAAATTTCAGAGGATGTTATTAAGAGCTTGGACAAGTCTTCTAAGAAGGTGTCTGGGAATACTTTGCGTGATGTTGCTACTATATCTACGAACAATGATAAGGATTTGGGTAAGATGATTGCCGATGCTTATGGTGATTTGGGTAAAGATGGTAAGCTTACTGTTGAGAATAGTAAGACTGAGGACACGTATATTGACATTACGAAGGGTATTAAGATTGACAGGGGGTATTCATCGAAGTTGTTTATAAACAATCATCGTAATGACGAGTGTATCTTGGATGATGTTCACATATTGATGACTGATATGGAGATAACGAACATATTGCAGATTGAGGGTGTGCTGAAGCCTATTATAAACCAGAACAAGAAGCTTTTAATTATTGGGAATTGCGCATCAAACGTGACTAATACTTTGGCTGCGAATGTAATGCAGAATAACTTGAAGCTTTGTAATATTATACCACCATCGTTTGGATATAAGACCAATGAGCTTATGAGTGATATTGCACTGGCTGTAGGTGCGAAATACTTCAGTGAGTCACAAGGGGATAACATTGGGATGTTGTCTATGGAGGACTTAGGCCATGCGGATAAGATTGTGGTTGGGAAAAACGAGACTATTATCATCAAAGAGGGTGAGAGAACTGAGGACATTCAGACTAGGATAGAGGAGTTGAAGGTTCAGAAGGAGCATAATACCAATAAAAATGATAGAGATTTCATAGATGAGCGTATTTCGCTGCTAACTGGTAAGGTTGGGGTGATATATGTTGGTGCGAACTCTGATATTCAGCAGAAAGAGAAGTATGACAGGGTAGAAGACGCTGTGTGTGCGGTACGTTCTGCCATTGAGGAGGGGATATTACCAGGAGGTGGTATAGCACTGCTTAGATGTGCGGAAGATTTGGGTGACGGACACGCGAGTGATGTGTTATATGGGGCGCTTATAGCTCCAATTGAGCAGATTCTTACAAATGCAGGTGAAGATGTTAAAGAAATAAGAGATAAAGTATGCTCATGCGCAGATGTACCTAAGAATTACGGGTACGATGTGAAGAATAAGGTATATGGGGACATGTATAAGATGGGTGTTATAGATCCTGCGAAGGTTACTAAGAACGCGCTGAAGAATGCAGTGAGTGTAGCCACAACAATACTAAGTACAAACGCAATAGTAACAATGAAAAGAAAATAACAAATGGAAACAATAGAAAGAAAAGCTGATAAATTAGCAGACCAATTTGCAGGAAAATTATTCAAAAATGGAGATATCTCTGTTCAATCTGCAAATTCAGTTTATGTGAATCTGAAAAAACTTTTAATGGAAAAATTAAAATAGATGAAAGCAATCGGGAAACATATAGTAATTGAAGAAATAAAAGAACAGATAACAACTAACTCTGGAATCCTTTTGACGTCAGATGACAGCGACCAATTTAGGTATAAGAAAGGGTTAGTAGTTATCCCTGGAACAGATGTGGATACAGTTAAGGCAGGTGATAATATTTACTATGATAAGCGTGCAGGACACTCCATGATATTAAATGAGAACATGGTCAGCATCATATCGGAACACGACATAGTTGTGGTGCTATAAATTACCTTTTACCTCTTGATTCATTTTTTTTATCATTTTACGGTACACTTTATTACTGTATTCGGTAGATTTATTAAACATGGGATTCCGTCTTCGGTCTTCGGAGATGGTTTCTTCCTTGTTTAGCTTTTTATAAATTGAAGCGCATACGCGCTTACCTTTAAATCCAAGTTCGTATAGGGTAGATTCTCTTCCTTTACGTTCACGCCATTTAATTATCCACTCATCTTTCAACATTTTATGAAACCTGTTCTTATCCCAGGACATAATCTCATTAAATTCTTCAAACTGAAACTTGGTGAACAGTCCTTCACTGTAAAGAAACAGCATCATTTCAATATCGGCAGTTCCTAGATCGTATCTAGCTCTAGCCCATTGTTTTACAACCTTCCAGTACTTTAAGTAGTCTGCATTAGGTTCTCTTCTATCGTAATTTTTACGAAATCTAGTCTTGAATTTCATTGAATTAAATTTTTTTATCTTTGCTAAAGATAAGTTTTTTATATGGCATTAGGTAGGACAGCAAAATATTATAGGGATAACCCAGAGGCTCGTAAGAAAAGACTAGCGTATCAGAAAAGATACAATGCTCGTAAGGCTCAGATAGCAAGAAGGGTTAGAAATAATAGAGAAAATCGAGAACTTGGTACATACGGCAACGGAGATAAGAAAGATGTATCTCATAAAGGTGGAAGAATTGTTTTAGAAGCTCAATCTAAAAACAGAGCTAGTAAAACAAACACACCAGGAGACAAAAGAGCAAGGGGAAAGAAAGGAAAAGGCCGAAAAAACAAAGGAAATAAAGGAGGCAAATAGTATGGCAAAGAAAGGTAGAACAAAAGGAAATAAAATTTGCGCAGCTGGAATTTCATGGGCAAAAAGAACCTTTGATAAATATCCATCTGCTTATGCTAATATGGCTGCAAGTAAATATTGTAAAGACCCTAACTACGGTAAGGGAAAAAAGAAAAAATAATGATAGAAAAATTTATTGACAAGTTACAACACCAATGGAATAGGTTAATGTATAAATTAACATTTAGAAATTACAAGAAAAAGTAATGGGTGAGCTTGCTAAGTGGAGAAACGAGAAGTGGGTACGTATAGGAACAGATGGTTCTATAAAGGGTGCATGCGGTACTAGCAAGAACAAAAAGAACCCAGACAGGTGTCTACCTTTGGCTAAGGCTAAAAGTTTAAGTAAGGCAGAAAGGGCTAAGACAGCAAGAAAAAAGAAGGCATCAGGCGGCAAGAAGCAGTTTGTGTCAAATACAAAAAAAGCGAAAGTAACCAAAAAATACACTAAGTAATGGCAAGATCACTAAAACCGTATTTTACGGCAGCACAAAAAAGTGGGGTTAATCCTGAGAAAAACGGATTGCCTTCAAATAAACAAATTAATAATAGTTCGTATGCTAAATGCGACAAAAAAAAATAGTTATGAGTTGTGAAGGATTAAAAGGACAAGCTTTAAAAGATTGTAAATCAGGAATAAAATTCACCTTATTTAAACAAGCTAACAATAATACTAATAGATTGAATATGGTTAATAGTTCAACTCCTGCTACTCAAAGAGATTCTATACAATATAGAACTGGATTTGCAAGAGGACAAAAAGGATGGAAACCTTCTGCTATGCGATTAAAATATCAGGGTGAAACTGAATATGAAAAAATGGGCAGATGGGAAGGACAAAATTCAACTAAAAAAAAAGGTAGTTAACAATGGCGACACCAAGGAAGGGGAAAGCGAAAGTAAAAATTACCTCATCAGGTAAGAAGGTAAGCTATGGACAGGCAGGTAAAGCCAAAGGTGGTGGACCAAGGGTAAGACCAGGGACATCTAAGGGTGATAGCTACTGTGCTAGAAGCCTAGGTATTAAGAAAAGACTTTCTGCTAAAAAAAGAAACGACCCTAACACTCCGAACAACTTGTCACGTAAGAGATGGAAATGCTCAGGAGCAAAATCTAAAAAATAAAGTATATTTGTATAATTAAAAATCAAAGTGATGAAAAAGTGTGAATGTACGCAAGTAGGCCAATGTGTCTGTGGTAATTTTATTGAAAAAACATGAAAGAGCAAGCATTAAAATATTCAAAAACACCACCTAAATCAAGAGGACTAGGTGATAGCATAGAAAAATTTACAACTGCCACAGGCATAAAAAAAGCAGTTGAAACTGTAGCTAAAGCAACAGGGCGTCCTTGTGGGTGTTCTGAAAGGAGAGATACCTTAAACAGAAAGTTTCCATATAAAAAATAATAAAACATGGCATATCAAAAATTACAAACAAGTAGAGCTGCTGCGGTCACTCCTAGTGACACAGTAGACATTCCTAATATATCCTCATCTACTACAAGAAACAACGGATGCGTACTATACGTAGGATCAGGTGGTGACTTAAAGGTGTTAACAGCAGGTGGTGACGAGGTTACCTTTGTGGGCTTCCCAACGGGAGGATTTTTACCTGTACAGGTAGTAAGAGTTTTCGCAACGGGTACAACCGCTGCTTCTGTATTAGCTCTTTGGTAATAACAAATTAAAAAACACGTATGGGTCTTGCAATAGGTATAGGTAACGGTATATTGTTTACCAGTCAAAGGGGTGTCTCTAGTATAATCCCAGGGCTAATAGATGACCTATGTGCCAGAGCTACATACTGTGAAAATAAAACATGCACTACCGCTATTTTAGCAGAGATAGAGGCAATACCATATACTCCATAATAAAACACAATAAAACATGGCTAACCTTTTAGATCAAGCATCGATAGTATTAACACCCACCGCGTATGACAACGGTAAGGTATTGTGCGCAAAGCCGAGTGAACCACCTTATGGGGATTTCGACTTCAGCAGAAATTCAGCAGCTACGCGAGTAAATGCTCAAGGTCTTGTTGAAAACGTTCAGATACTATCGAGTAATTTGGTGCAGAATGGCGACTTTTCAGAGGAAGGTGTACAAGAGGTTTCAAACGGCTCGTTTAGTCAAGAGGGGGTGGAGCTTGTTACCAATGGCGATTTTGCTACAGATACAAATTGGCTTGGCGTCAATAGTGATGGTGTTACTATATCTAATGGAAGTTTAAATTACTTAAATACACCTTATGCAAAACAAATTATTCAAACTAATGTAACTACTATTGGTAAAACTTACAAAGTTACTTATACTATATCTAATTTTGTAGAAGGAATTTTTAGGTTGTCTTTAGGTGGTAATACTGGAGCTTTAAGAAATGCAAATGGCACATATACTGATTATCTTACCGCAAGTATAAACAACCATTTAACATTTGTTACATTAGCCTCGCCTACAACCCTATCAATAGACAACGTCAGTTGCGTAGAGGTCGGTCAAGATTGGAATTTAGGTACTGGGTGGAGTATTGGAGAGGATAAGGCGGTTGCAGTATCTGGAACTGCGTCAAAATTAAGACAAACAAATACTTTAAATGGTAAAACTTGTAAGGTTACACTTACTGTATCTGATTATTCAAGCGGTCTTTTACAAGTAGATTTTGGAAGTACATCATCTGCATCTATAATTGCAAATGGAGATTATGTCTTTTATGGTACTTATGACCAAAACAATTTTGAAATTTATAAATCTTCAGATTTCAACGGCTCTATCACAAACATCTCGGTTAAAGAGGTGGGGCAAAATTGGGATTTGGGAAGTGGTGTATCAATAGGAAGTAATGAGGCTGTATTTACGTCTACACCAAGCGGTCAATCTGTTGGGCAAAATGCAGTTGCAGCGGCTTTACCAAATGGTGCTTTAGCTAAAGTATCTTTTGAAGTATTAACAAGAACAGAGGGAAGTTTTGGGATATATTTTAGCGGAACATTAGTTGGAACATTAGCATCTGCGGGTGTATTTACTGGCTATTTTACAAAGGGAACTGAAACATCTTTTTATATAAGAGCATTAGGAACAACAAGTGGCACAATATCAAATATAAATGTTATCCAAATAACAGACGATACTAACCTACCGAGAATCAACTACGAGGGGTTTAGTTATCAAGATGCTTTAGGGAGTGAGGAAATAGTTAATGGTGGGTTTGATAGCGATACGGCTTGGAACACATCTTCTACGGGAATTTCTATTTCGGGGGGTAAACTATCAAGAGATGCTACAGCAACTTCAAATATTATACAAATTAGTTCTGCTATAACACCATCAGTACCTTACGAAATAACTTTTGAAATTGTAGATTATACATCGGGAACTTTAAAACCAAGATTTGGTTATAATGGAACGGGAGGAACATCAGTTTCGGGAGTAGGTACTTATACTCAAATAATAACAAAGGTAGACCAAAATGTCATAGAACTTTATGGTAATTCTTTCATAGGCTCAATAGACAACGTA